AAAGGGACCTGTCGTATTCTAAGATCTTCCAACATATCATTCAATTCTGTTTTCCAAGCTTCAAATTTCTCCTTTCCATGATGTCCCATTTCAAAAATTGAAGCCAAACATGTCCACCAACATGACTCTCTTGCTGGAAGTGACTCTATGCTACACCAATTTGGCATTTCATAGATCACTTCAATCTTGAGTGGTGCAAAAGTCCATGCGGGTGTATGTCCTTCATTCACTTTCCTCTTCATAAATTCAACTTCATGCTCCTCCAAAAACTTTGGCAACTCTGATTGTTTATCCATTGCTGTATATTCCATTCCAAAGTGCTCCTTCATGATCTTCCTGTACTTTCTCATTGTCAAAATGTGGCAAAGTTCCTCAACTATTGCATAGAGATGGTCATCTCCCATTGTTATGAGAACGATAAGTACAAAAAGTTCAGCCAAAGTTATTGGTAAATCAAATTTCCTCGCGTACCATGCTGCTGTGTAAAGTAAGGTGAGCCAAATTCCAAGTCCATTGTCAACTGTTGTTCCAACCTGTCCTGATGGGTTGCCAAATTGAACTTGGTAAATGACATTGAGTATGATGTGAACTGCCTGCTTCACATCTTCAAAAATTCCATCCCTTACTTTCCAATCCTCTGGTTTCCAATTTGCATCATATTTCTTGTACCATCTTTGCTTCAATCTGTGAACTCCAACTGCAACTCTGTGTGCTGTTGATGCATCATATTTCTTGAAATCTCCTCCTCCAACTTTCGTCTTCTTTCCATATTTGTAAAGTCTTGTTCTAAGTAGTCCCCATTCGAAAGAGTGTGGATTGATTCCAAGTCCAATGATCCATGAGTTGTGTGTTGTCTTTCCATTTTCAATAAAAGCACCCTCATACTGTCTGTGAATGACAGTGAGTGTCGTGTGTGATGAAGACATAAGTCTCGTATCTGCAATCCATTGAATTTGTTCTTCTAGTGTCTTCATTTGTAATTCTACAAATTCAATTGCTTTTGTGATCTGATAAACCTTTCTTATGGGTAAAAGTTCATCCTTTGCGTTATCGCACCATATGTGTTGTACCCGTGGTCCAAGCCCCTTGTAACCATCAAGTACTCGTTTGTGCTCCTGAAGAAAATATGGTGTTGGTTCTAGTCGTTGTGTTTCCTCATTTCGTGTCAAAAAGATCTCCTTTCCTGGTGCTTTGTTTGGTATTGTGTTCTCTGGAAATCCTGTTGAAGTGCTCTGTTTGATTGCCTTGGAGTCTGGTACTCCATCCATTCCATTGATCCCTTCATCTAGTGTGAGAACTCTTGCTGGAATCACATGTGGTATGTGATTCAATGCTTCATCTTCCACTGCCTTGAAAAGTTCTTCATCATGTCCTACTACAATCGGTCTATCCACTTTCTTCAACATCTGTGTTGCAGGGTGCACCACAGTGCCGTCTGAGTTCTTCATTGGTCGAAGTACTGCTGGGTGTGAAATTACTGGTCGCAATTTTCCATGAAGTGGTGATTCAACAATGTTTGTCTTTCCTGGCCATCGAACTGGTAGTGTGCTTAGTCCAAGTGGTTTCAGATTTTCATTCACTGTTGTCCAATTGTAAGGAAACATTGCCTTTGTAGAATCGAATGGCAATATCTCAAAG